CAACCCAGATAGTGAATATGGATGGGAAAAGCTATTTAGCGAAAGGTTATACCTTGCTTATAATCGGAATAGGGGTATACCCGTTCGTATTGCACGTTTTCACAATATTTTCGGACCTGAAGGAACATGGAAAGGTGGAAGAGAAAAGGCCCCAGCAGCATTATGTAGAAAGTTTGCCGAAGCCGAATCAGGAGACACCATAGAAGTATGGGGTGACGGTGAACAAACACGGTCTTTCTTATATGTTCATGAGTGTGTTGAGGGTATCCGTCGTTTAATGGAATCAGACTTTACCGGTCCAGTTAATATTGGTTCAGATGAGATGGTAACTATTAATAAAATGGTAGAATACCTTAAATCCATTAGCGGTAAATCACTAAAACCAGTACATAAGTTAGATGCACCAACAGGAGTGCGTGGAAGAAACAGTGATAATAAGCTTATCCAAGAAAAGCTTGGTTGGTCACCTAATTTTTCCTTAAAAGATGGGTTACAACTTACCTATAGATGGATTCTTGAACAAGTAAAACTTGATAAACAAAAGGCATAAGTATATAATCGTCTACGTATATGAGTAGACAAACGTTAGACTTAGATTATTTCGAAAAAGTCGTGGTGTACAAGAGTCTTACTGATGATCGTTACTTAGCATCAGTTATAGACCATGTACAGCCACGATTTTTTACTGATGAAAGCTTTAAACGTGTATTTACGTTAATTACGTCTTTCTTTCAAAAGAGATTTACCGTACCTACTAAGACAGAGATATTATCTTTCTGTAATACACCTGAACTTAAGGAAGATTTCAAGAACACCGTTAAGAAGATAAAAGACATTGATAAAAACTTAAATGTTGACGAGTTATATCAAAATACGGAACGGTTTCTTAAAGAAAAGTCAGTTTACCATACAATGACTGATGTGGCTGATGATTGTTCTAAAGGTGATATTAACCCAGCTTCTATTTTTGATAAGTTTGAGAAGTGTTGTAGTATTAATCTATCAGTAGATACAGGGTTTGACTTCTTACGTTCATATTCACGGTTGATTGAAGACCTTAAGACCGAAGAACCGACTATATCATCAGGTTGGCAATGGTTAGATAATAAGCTTGATGGTGGGTTCCTTGAGAACGGTAGGTCTATTTACATATTTGCTGGTGAAACTAATGTTGGTAAGTCAATTGTGTTAGGTAACATAGCATGTAACATAGCTAAACAAGGTAAGACAGTATTATTGGTTAGTCTTGAGATGTCTGAAATGGTTTATGCTAAGAGATTAGCTGGTAACTTAACAGGTATTGAAGTTAATAATCTTAGATATGAATTACCTCAGTTAGAAGATAAGTTACAATCATTTATTACTAATAACCCAACTAGTAGATTGTTAATTAAGGAGTTTCCACCTAGTACTATTACGCCTTCCCAATTAGGTGCCTTTATTAAGAAGATACAACAGAATGGAGTTGAGTTAGATGCTATTGTACTTGATTATGTTAACCTAATGCATTCACCAATGGGTAATAACAGCTATGAAAGAGTTAAGATAGCTACAGAACAGGTACGAGCCTTGTCATATCAGTATAACTGCCCTGTTATTACTGCAACACAGTTGAATAGGTCAGGTTATGATAAGGAAGATCCTAGTCTTGATACTATTGGTGAAAGTATGGGGTTGGCAATGGGTGCTGATGCTATCTTTTCCGTATTTCAGAAAGAAGAAGACAGGGACTTAGACATCATTCGTATGGGTGTTATGAAGAACCGTTTCGGACCTAATCATGGTACTAGTGAGTTTAGTATTCATTACCCAACTCTTACTATTAGTGATGGTGATATACATGACATTGGTAGTACTTCGGCTGATGTTATATCAGTCATGGATGGTTTAGGTAAATAGTTGAAGAAATGATGTTTATTACTAATTATTCTTAATGTCTGGTAGGTGTTATGTATTTACTGATGCTGATTTAGATGGTGTTGGTAGTTTTATGGTTAGTAGGTGGTTAAAGGGTATAACATCCTTTACCACAACTACTCATAAACACTTTAGAGAAGATTTTGTTAGGTGGTTGTCGTCTAATAAGCTTTCCGACTATGAAAAAGTCTATATATTCGACATCAACGTTGCTGAACATTTTGATTTACTTGATCATCCTAACGTTAACGTTATTGATCACCATAATGGTAAAGATGGTTACGTAAATTTTAATAAAGCTACGTTGGTGCTCGACCAAGACTTTAGTTCTACTACTAAGTTAGTACTTAAAACATTTCTTCGTGAAGATCCTTCCTTAAGTTCCAAGTTAACTCATCAAATAGCCAAGTTTGTTAACCTTGTGGATGATTATGATAGCTATAAATTAGCTTTACCTGACAGTATCGGTCTTAATAACGTGTTATGGTCGTATACCGGTAACCGTGTTACTAAGTTCTTAGAAGAGTTTAGTTTAGGCTTTAATGGTTTCAGTACGTTCCATAAAAACATGATAGCTATAGCCGAAAAGAAGGTACAAGATACAGTTAATACTGTTGATACGTTCATGGTTAACTTTCCTATAGATGGAAAGGAACGTAAAGTGGTGTGTATTCAATGTGATCATAACATAAATGAAGTAGCTTATGAAGTTTTAAAGAAACATAACGCAGATATTTGTTTAGTTGTTAATTTAAAATCAAAAAGTGTAAGTTTTAGAAAATCAAAGTCGTGTAACGTTAACCTTTCTAAGTTAGCTAACAAGTTATGTGACGGTGGAGGTCATTCTGACTCTGCAGGCGGAGCAGTTAATGAAAAATTTCTTAAATTAAGTAAGATGTTTACTAAAATATGAAAATCTCAAGTAACAACCCTTTAGAAAATACGTATGTTAAAGAGACAACTCATACGTTTATGGGGTTTTGTTCCTTTATTTCTATTTTACATAACAAAAAAATTAATTTACCTAACATCTTTATAATGCTTCTTAAAGATAGGAAGCTTAGAACATTTTTTAAAGAACTTTTAGACATTGATACTGATTATGAATTTGTTCAAATGTTTTTATTCTTTGATCCCTCTCTTCATAAAAGCAAATACATAATGAAGTATGTCAATAGTAGGAGAAAAAACTTGATATTGTAGAGTTTATCTTTATTATTGACTTAATGACTGACTTTGAAAAGTTAATTTATAATCGACATCTTGCTGAAACTAGATCTAGTCAAGGCAAACCTTTTAAACTAAGACAAAACTTCGATAAAATTGACGAGTCAACAAAAGTATACCTTACCCGCTTATCAAACTTCTTTAATAAACATAAAAATATTAACATAAATAAATTTTTTAGAGCTCCATTTAAGATATACAAAGATAAACCTCATCTTGGGCTTGATTTTTATCTAAGTATGAAAGCAGTCAAGCTTTATCGAGAGTATATCAATTCAATTAACAGGCAATCTCCAGATTCAGATGATGCTAAATTAGGTTTTAAACAATCTATGGAGTTTGTTATCAAGTTTTGCAAAGATAAACAAATTAAATTTTCTGATTATGTTAATCACAAGGAGGAAAATGCAATGAATTCGTTTTTTGAGCATTTAAAACACGGAAAAGTTACATTACTTTTTCTTTTTATGTACCCATCTTTTGAACTGCAACTTAAAACCGTAGACGTTGAAATGAGACAACATATTTTAGGCGATACATTTAATGATATTACCAATATGAGAGTTAAATTTTACAATTGTTCAGAACAAACCAAAGGTATATTCAAAAAACATTTTGATAATGCCGTAAAAGTAATGGGTTGATTTATAATCAGTTTCTACTATAATTAATTTTGTAAGGTGACGAGTGTTACCTATACGAAAAATAACGAAATAAAAACTAAAACTAAACTAAAATGACAAATATTAATACATTATTCGAAAGCATCAAGGGTTCTATGGAAAAAGCAACTGGACAATCAACCAGAGGTCAGTTTCTTAGGACAGAAGTAGGTAATACATATACGGTTAGGTTGATTCCTAACGTTAAAGACCCAGCTAAGACGTTCTTCCATTACTATACACATGGATGGACATCGTTTGCAACTGGTCAGTACGTTAATCATATCAGTCCTAATACGTGGGGTGAACGTGATCCTATTGCAGAGACAAGGTATAGGTTGTCTAAGACTGGTTCTGAAGAAGAAAAGTCAAAAGCATCATCTATTCTTCGTCGTGAAAACTGGATGGTCAATGTACTTGTTATAAATGACCCGGTTAATCCTGATAATAATGGTACGATTAAGTTGCTTCGCTTTGGTAGACAGTTGCATAAGATCATTATGGAAGCTATGCAAGGTGAAGAAGCTGAAGATTTCGGTCCTCGCATCTTTGACGTTGCTAATGGCTGTGATTTTCGTATCAAAGTTGAGAAGCAAGGTGATTATCCTACCTATGTTTCATCAAAATTCGGTATGCCTAAGTCACTCACCACTGATTATGAAGGTGGTGCTGATGCAATTCATAACGATGCATTTGATCTTGAGTCAGTCTTTACAGTAAAATCGTATGACGAACTAAAAGAAGTGTTGAACGAGCATTTTTACTGTGTAAGTAATGATGAAGAAGCTAGTACCGCTACAAGTCCGGTAGCTGCAGCAGCAGTAGTAACTGAAAGTGTTGCAGCAGTCACAAAAACAGTGACTGATTCACCTGTAGAAACTAAATCTACTGATGAAGACATTGATGACTTGTTGGCGAGTCTAGGTGACCTATCATCATAACATGTCTGAAGAACGTACAAATGTAAATTACGACGCGGTTAGTCCGGCTCCAACAGGGCCGGACAACCCTTACGATGATGCCTTAGCTTTTCGTTCACTATTAGGGGCTGTTCACGGTGAATTTGATAGAATGGTGAATAGTAACATGGTGTCAGAATCAAAAACCCTACAAAAAGTAAATGGTAAAGCCATTTTAGAAAAGGGGGTAAAAGAATTAATGGGTAAACAACAACCTGTTAATCAAATACCACATCATGTTGAACAACAAATAGCCCAACAACAACCTATCCCTCAACCAGCTCCTCAAATTCAAGCTGCTCCACAACCAGTTCCTGTAGTACAACCTGCTGTAGATCCAAATCAACTTGAATTAAACTTTGATAAGTCTGCAACAGTTAATGAAATTTTTGAAAAACTAGAAGATATTGAAATAAAACTTTCCAATATCACAAAAGTTTTAGAAAATATAACTCCTACCAAAAAAAAGACTCTTGTAAAAAAGTAGATAGCTTCTATAATAGGGTATGGTCATTAATATCCTAGATAAGAGTCAGTTTATTAATAGTTTTCTCAAGCCTATTAGTGCATTGACTGATGCGGTCGTCATAAAGAACGTAAATAACAAACTATTGTGCATTGCAAACAATGAGCAAGGTTTAATTTTATGTGCAACTTATGGTATCGAACTTGAACATAGCGTTCAGCTTAATATTCCTAATGTTAAACGTTTAGAAAAAGTACTTTCATTTATTGAAGGTGAAAATCTTAAGTTAGAATATAGGTCAAATGCACTATCTTATAAAGATAAAAAGATTAGATTTAAGTATCACTTTCTAGATGATAATATTATTCAATCACCAAAGCTTAGTCTAAAGAAAATTAGTAGTCTTGAGAGTGATATTGAGTTTGATATTCAGTTTTCTAAAATTGCTGAACTTGCAAAGGGTGCAGCATTTGTATCTGAGTCGGATAAGTTGTATTTCAATATAAATGAAGAGGGTATTTACGGTGAAATTACAGATAAAACTAATTCATCAGTTGATAGTTATTCAATACTACTAAGTGAAGAAGGTCAGAACGTAGATATGTCATTTCCAGTTCATTTTGATATTGTAAGACTACTTACTAGTTCGAGTTCAGATAAAATTAACGTGCAGATTAATACCAATCAAGGATATTGTATCTTTAACATTGATACTGGTACAAGTAATCTTAAGTATATCGTATCTGGGCTTCAATCATGAGTAATAAAATTTCAACATTAGGTTATTTTAAGAAAAGACTCAAAGATAATGGGTTTATAGTACTTGATTTATTTAAAAATTACAGTGAAAAAGATAATAGACGTTGGACTGTAATGGTAAATCCTAACCATGAAAGTTTAATTATAACTTGTAAAAAGGACCCAGACTTTGAATCACCTATTTTTGAGTTTACTGATTCGGTTTTGAAGATGCCTTTAAAGGTAGCTACTTCATCAATGGAGGTTATTATTGAAAAATTGTTAACTACATTAAAAATTAGCAATGATAATAAAAATTCACCTTATTTTAAACCTAAACAATCTTGAAATATAAAATAAACAAATAAAATATTGATATGTCAGAAGATAATATTATAGATGCAGAATTCGAAG